GTTTAGCGGAAACGATGAGATGGACATCACCATTTCGTCGCCGTCCGACCGCTCGACCGACAACATTATCACGCTCATCAATTCATGGACGATCACGGATACCGCTGCTGAGCACCTCTATGACGGCTCAATCATTATGAGCAACGGCGCAGTGATTTTCGATGGCATCGTCAACTTTGGTAACACCGCAAACATCCAGATCATCCAGAATGGCGCGGTGCTGGCCGACGACTGGTGGAACACCGCCTCCGACGGGCTCAACGGCAACACGGCGGCGGGTATTTCTCACCGCTTTATGATCAAGGTTCGTACCGCTGGCGCCGACATCGACGGCCGCCGGCTGATCGGCACGAGCCGCAACTTCAACAAGACCTTCTCCGAGTTCAAAATCAACGGCTCGACGCGCGGCAACAACGTGTTGGCGCTTTCCGAGACTGACGACCTCAACAACGCCACGGCGTCGGGCACGGTGGCCACGTGGTCGGATGTGACCAATGTGGAGGGCTATGCGTCTATTGACGCGGACGGCAACTCCACCCCGGAAAACTATTATTCCGATTGGGAGTACGGCTCGCGTTCGGTCAACGACGTTTACGAGCGCGCCAAGTATCTCACCCGCGAAGGTTCAGCCGAAACCATCTATGGTTTGAATGGCGAGCTGTTTAGAGGCATCACCCACGAGATCAACGTGGACACGCCCACCGGCACGTTCGCCGCTGTGGAGGCTGTGAGCTGGTCGGGTGGCACTGGCCAAATGCTGGCGATCAATTCGACCACGGCAGCCACCAAGATGTGGATTCAGCTTTTGACGGGCGTCGCGCCGACCGATGGCCAGGTCATTACCGGCGCATCGACCGCCACCGCCACCGTCAATGTCACCGTCACCGAGCGCAACATCGCCACGCCGTTTTTCGGCCAGTCTACCGGCTCAGCGATTATTGGCGCCTATGGCGTCGGCATCGGCGCCGACGATCTGACCGCTTCAGACAAGGTGACAGACCTCACCAACACGGTGCGCACCCCGCCCAACAATGTGAGCTTCACCGTGCTCGGCCTGGTGTCGGGCGAGGACCGGGTGTTGGTTGGGCCGCTGGGCTACCGTTTTGCGTATGACAACGAAGGCGGCACGCCGCCGTTTGTCGTGGGCGAGACGCTCACCTTTACCTCACCGGCCGGCACCGCCACGCTCATGGCGTTGCGCGATGACGGCACCACTGGCGAGATGATCATTTCCGAGCCGCTCACAGGTTCCGTGCCGGCCGACAATTCCACGATCAGCGGCGGCACCTCGGGCGCCACGGCGGACGTGGCAGGCACGCCAGTGGCCGATGTGGCTGTGCGCCAGTTCACACTGGCCACGGCGTTGACTGTCGATAACATCACGGCGGTGCAAATCAACACGACCATTCCGACCGATACGCCGACCAGCGGATACATTCGGGTGGCCGACAATAACGGCCTTTATCGCCGCTTGCATTATTCGTCATATACGGGCGACACGTTCACCATCGACACCACGGACGGCAACGAGGACTTCCTGGCCACCCCTGCGTCGGTAGGCGTCAACGTCTGGATCGCATACGTGGATGAGTTGGCGGCCAGCGCGCAGGCCTCGTTCACCGGCGTTTACAGTGCGGACAGAAACGTGTTCGTGCGTGTGCGCGATGGTGGCGCCAGCCCCATCAAGCCGTTCGAGACGACAGGCACGCTGGGCACAGCCGGCGGATCGGCCACAACAATCCGAAACGGTGACGAATAGGAGCGCGAATGTCTGAGCCGGGAGTAACGCTGACCCGATTGGTGGCAGTAGAACGAAACGCCGTGGCCGGGATACAGACGGCCAAGGCGGCGCATGAAACGGCGTCCGACGCTATGCAACGGCTGATGAAGGCGGAAGCCGAGGTTGCGGCGCTGAAAAACACGCTCACCGCGCTGCGCTCAGAGCTGGCCCTGATCAAGTATCAGGCCAGCGGGGCAGGTGGGCCGACCTCCTGAATGGGGTAGTCCATGGCAATATCGGTCAATTGGGATACGAGGGTGATAGCCGTACCCAAGGCCGATATGGCTTTGGTGCAGACCGTGCCCTTCGAAGTGCGCGAGCTGGACATTGATACGTTTCGGCTCGCGCTTCGAAATCTGGAAGACGACAACGAGGGAATGAGCTACCCCGCCACGCACGAAAACACGCAGCCCAAGTCTATCGGCGGCGTGACCTTGGCGCGCGTGTTCGAGATGATCAACTCCTACACCGTCACGTTCGAGGATGGCCAGTATGCCGTCAACATCGTGGGCGGCAACTCCAACATCGGTGACAAAGTCAACCTGAATCAAGTGCAAGTGCGCTCGGCGAATTCGGCCGGCCTGGTGCAAATCATCTCAGGTTCAGGCCTTTCACCCGAGCAGGACCAGCGCTTGGCCGACGTTGAAACACGAGTTAACGCGCTGCCCGACGCGCCGACGATTGTCGATGCGGTGTGGGGGGCGGATATTACCAACTACGTGACAGCGGGCACCATGGGCGAACGCCTGGCGGCCGAGATCGCCATGACGGCCGACCTCTACGACATTCAAGGCCTCAACCCGGCTAAGCCGATGACGGTGACAACCACCCAGCGCACTGCTGGGACGATTGATTTGGCAATAACGGGCGACGGCGTCACAACATCGACAGTGACACGCCAATGAGCGTGAGCCCGTTGCAAGTTGTATCCGACGGGTATCTTTATCCCGGCTCGTTTCGAGTGCTGGGCATTGCTGCATCAGGCTACCTGCAAGGCGCTGCGCTGGGCGATCCGATTATATCGCCGCTGGTGCTGGAAGCCGAATACATCGGGCCGCGCTCCTATGCTGGCCTGGATGATGATGTTGTGGTCGAAGCCCTGCGTATCGGCGTGCGCGCCAACGGGGCAAGCCTGCGCGAGATCGTGGCGCAAGTGGAGCGGCTGGACGTTCGCGCGTTCGAGGCCCTGCAAAGCGGCCAGGTTGTCGCTGTGGCGGTCAAAAGAGGTTCAAGGGTACTGGAGGCCACCTTGGCCGTGGAAGGCGCACACGACGCTGCCACGGCTGTGCGTGCGTTTGAGGGAACGCAGGCGGGTGGAACGGTCGGCGAAGCTGAGCGCATAGCGCTGAGGGACTACGAGGGGAACGCCTGATGGCGAAGCTAGTCAACATCGCCGACTACGTGAGCGGCGACACCCTGGTGATGACGTTCACCGTAAAGGACGCACAGGGTGTCGCCGTCGATCTGACCAGCGCATCAGGCGAATGGGTGATTTTGGAGCGCTCCGAGAATCGCGTCGCGCCGCCAGTCGAAAAGCTGAGCCTCCTATCAACCGGCGGATCACCCAAAGTCACGTTTCCCAACCCCACGGGAGGGGTGTGCCAGGTGCGTTTGGAGGCCGGAGTGTTCCCGCTCTACGGGGAATTCGAACACCAGCTCAAAATTACGATAGCAGGCGACATCGAGACGGTGGCGCGGGGGCGGTTCCACGCGCTGCAGAGCGTTTAAGGGAGCAACAATGACCGAAGCACGCCGCGATGCGGCTACCTACCCCATCGACACCATCGCCAAACTTCTGGAGCTGACGCCACGACGGATCAACCAGCTTGTAAACGACGGTATTCTGCCGAGGCCTGTCGCTCGCGGCCGATACGAGCTTGTGGGCTGCGTGCAGGGCTATATCCGCTTTTTGCGGGCCAAGAATATCAATGAAGACTTGGATGACGGCACGTCCGAAGTCGCGCACCGCAAGCGGTTGACCAAAGCCCGCGCGGACATTGCCGAAATGGAAGTGGAGCGCCTGGCCGGCACGCTGGTTGACGTGCTCTCGGTTGAAAACGCCTGGACGGCAGCGGGCACGCGGTTCCGGCAGAAAGTTTTGTCGATACCGCATAAGGCGGCGCCGGTTTTGGCAGCCGAGGAGGACATTGATACGTGCTGCGCCATTCTGGAAGAGCATGTGCACGATGCACTTAGGGAGCTAAGTAATCTCGATGTTGACGTTGACGGTGAAGAGCCAACTACAGAGGCCGATGCAGAGGCTTCTGAAATCAATATCTCCACCACCGAAACTCAGCATTAGTGCATGGGCTGACCGTTTTCGCCGTCTATCGAGCGAAGCCAGTGCCGAGCCTGGTCAATGGCGCACCAGCCGCGCCGAGTACCAGCGCGCGATCATGGATACGATTTCTGAGCCGGGTGTGCAGCGCGTGGTGTTGATGTGCTCGGCGCAGGTGGGAAAAACCGAAGTCGTCAACAACGTGGCAGGGTTCCATATCAGCCACGATCCGGCGCCGATCTTAGTGCTGCAGCCAACCGACACGATGGCCGAGACGTGGTCCAAAGATCGCCTGGCGCCGATGTTGCGCGATACGCCGGTGCTGCGCCAGCTCGTGTCTGATAGCAAGGCGCGCGACAGCGGCAACACGATTTCGCACAAGCGTTTTCCTGGGGGCCATTTGACCGTGGTTGGTGCCAATTCCCCGGCAAGCCTCGCATCAAGGCCGATCAGAATTGTGCTGGCGGATGAAGTCGATAGATACCCGAAATCTGCGGGCGCGGAAGGCGACCCGCTATCGCTCGCGATAAAAAGAACCACGACCTTTTGGAATCGCCGAATAGTGGAAGTGTCAACGCCCACGATCAAAGGCCACTCCCGCATCGAGATGGATTTTCTCGAAAGCGACCAGCGCCACTATCACGTCGCCTGCCCGCACTGCGACCACAAGCAGCGCATGGTGTGGGCCGGTGTGAAATGGCCGGAAGGCGAGCCAGAAAAGGCAGCTTATCATTGCTCAGAGTGTGGCACCGAGTGGACCGAATCCGACCGAATGCACGCCATCAAGCGCGGCGAGTGGGTGGTGACAAATGCGAACGGGCGTTTCCCCGGCTTTCATCTGTCCGAGCTTTATTCGCCCTGGTCATCCATCAAGCGCATGGTGGCCGATTTCCTGGCCGCACGTAAAAAGCCCGAGACACTGAAAACGTGGGTGAATACCTGCCTTGGCGAAACCTGGGAGGCAGAAAGCGAAAAAATAGATGAGCATCAGTTTTCTGATCGCCTGGAAGATTGGCCTAACGGTGCTCCGGTTGGCGTGCTGGTTGTTACTGCTGGCGTGGACGTGCAGGCAGATCGCCTCGAAATCGAAAAAGTCGGTTGGGGAGTAGACGAGGAAAGCTGGTCGCTCGACTACCACGTGCTGCGCGGCGACCCGTCTGATCCTGAGTTGTGGCGACGACTGGACGCCTACCTGCAAGAGCCGACGATTAGAGAAGACGGGCGCATTCTGCACACCCGCACCACCTGCATCGACTCAGGCGGACACCACACGCAGACGGTCTATCGGTTCTGCAAGCTGCGCCGCGGGCGCCGGGTGTTCGCCATCAAGGGCCGCGATGAGGCAACCACGGTGTGGCCGCCGGCGCGAGCCATCAAGAAGGGCAAGCCGAGCCCTGTAACCATTGTCGGCGTCACGGCGGCCAAGGATGCCATCTATGCGTATTTGCGCGTGGATGAGCCTGGGCCGGGATACTGTCATTTTCCGGTTGGGCGCAGCCTGGATTACTTCAAGCAACTGACCTCCGAGGTGGTTGAGACAAAGCACCTGCGCGGCTTTGCCAAG